CGGCGGCCGCAACCGTCGGCAAGGTCGTCCTCACGGCCGGCGCTGCCCTGGGCACGGCCTGGATCGCTGCCATCGAGGGGAGCCGGGAATACCGCACCGAGATGGGCAAGCTCGACACGGCCTTCGTCACGAACGGACATTCATCCGAAGCAGCGACGACGACGTATAAAGCGCTTCAGGCGGTGCTGGGCGATACGGCCGTATCCGTGGAGGCGGCCAACCATCTGGCCGCGATGACGGACAACGAGAAGGATCTCTCGACATGGACGGACATCTGCACGGGCGTCTTTGCGACGTTCGGCGATTCGCTGCCCATCGAAGGTCTGACAGAAGCGGCCAATGAGACGGCGAAGGTCGGCCAGGTAACTGGCCCGCTTGCGGACGCGCTCAACTGGGCCGGCATCGCAGAAGACGAATTCAACGAAAAGCTCGCCGCCTGCTCTACTGAGCAGGAGCGGCAGAAGCTGATCATGGATACGCTCAATAATACGTACAAGGGCGCATCGGATCAGTATAAGGAAACCAACAAGGACATTCTCGCCGCCAACCAGGCGCAGGAAAAGCTGACGAACGCCTTTTCTGAGCTGGGACGCGTGGGCGAGCCGATCCTCACAGCGATCAAGACGAAGGTCGCCGAAATGGTAGCGGCGGCCGTTCCGAAGCTGGAATCCTTTGTCGCCAAGATGAAAAGCCTTCGCACCTGGATACAAAACAACCAGACGACCATCAAAAACTGGGCTGCGGCGATCACAGCGGCGGGCGTCTCCGTGGGCACCTTCCTGCTCATCCTCAACTGGGGAAAGATCATGACGAAGGCGGGCACGGCGATCAAATCCGTCCGGTCTGCGATCCTCCTTTTTAACGCCGCGCTTCGGGCTAACCCGATCGGCCTGGTGATCAGCCTGCTGGCCGGATTGGTTGCCGGCTTTATCTATCTTTGGAACAACAACAAGGGCTTCCGTGATTTCTTCATCTCCATGTGGGCGAAGATCAAGAGCGCAACCGGCACGGCCGTATCCTTTATCAAGGGGAAGTTTAACGACTTCAAGGGCGCGCTTTCGACCGTGCGCTCGACGTTTGACAATATCAAAAAAACGATATCCGAGAAGATCGACGCCGCGCGGGAGAGCGTACGAAAAGCAATTGACAAGATCAAGGGCTTTTTTAAATTCTCCTGGTCGCTCCCGAAGATCAAAGTACCCTCCTTTTCCCTCAAGGGTAAATTCAGCCTCGACCCGCCTTCCGTTCCGAAGATCTCTATCCGCTGGAACGCGGCCGGCGCTGTCTTTGATCAGCCGACGATCTTCAATACTCCCCTGGGCTTCCAGGGCGTGGGCGAAGCTGGCCCGGAAGCGGTGGCCCCGATCAGCGTGCTGCAAGGCTATGTATCGGACGCCGTGAGAAGAGAAAACGAAGGGATCATCCGCACGATGATCGAGCAAAGCCGGATCATGCAGGACTTTTTGAAGCGCACGATTCCCCGCTCCGTCCTGCTTGACACAGGGCTGCTTGTGGGCGAGCTGACGCCGGCGATCGATCAGGAGCTTTCTGATCGGCTTGAGCACAGCAGGCGGGGAAATACACGATAAAAAAAGAGGAAGGCTTCATCGCCTTCCTCAACTTATTTCTGTTTCATTGTGCTATTGAATTCGATGATATCAAAGACGGAACCCGTTCCGCCATTGATTGAAATGAAATCACGGTTTGTATTTTTCTCATTGACAAGGTGGAACGTGACGGTGAGATCTTCCCTGTAATTGGTCTGGACGTATTCAAGCAGCGCATCGTAAAAAGCGATCATGCCTTCCCTGTATTCCGCCCAGGCTTCAAATGTCTCATCGTATCCGGCGGCGATTATCTCATCCACCAGATCGGAAAGGCCATTGACGGCGACGCGCACCTTGATGCGATCCATCTCTTCAAAATAGTACACGTCGCAGTATGTGAATTCTTTTGAAAGAGTTTCCTGAAGCTCAGAGACGGCCCTTGAAGCCGATTCGGCCTTCGGCTCTACTTCGGCAAACGAAGAAGCGAGCGCCAAGGCGAGAACGATCAAAAAGAGACGGACAAAAAAGCCGATATGATGCAGCAGCTTTTTCATGAAGAATCCCTCCCTTACAGCACCATTATATAACTTTTTCGGGCGGGATTCAATGTATTTTGGGAATATTTGTAAAAAGTGGGTGATCACATGGAGTTCTTCAAATTGGCGGGAAAGATCGTCGTCGCTAATGATGAGGCGAACCGGAAGATCGAAGAAACAAAAACAAAAGCCGAAGGTCTGAGCGGCGCGTTTTCAAAAATCGGTGAGATGACCATCAAAGCGAGCACAATGCTGACGAAGGGCGTGGGCGTGGTCGGCGCGGCCTGGGCCGCATCCGTCGAAGGCAGCCGGGAATATCGCACCGAGATGGGCAAGCTCAACGCCGCATTCACGGCGTCGGGGCATACGACGGAAGCGGCTGCGGCGGCATATAAGACGCTGTACGGCGTGATCGGCCAGACGGACCAGGCGGTCGAGGCGGCTCAGAAGATCGCCATGATTGCTGATTCAGAAAAAGCGGTCGCAGAATGGGCCGGACTTGCAGCAGGAGTTGCCGGACAGTTCGGCGATTCTCTTATGCCGGAGACATTCTACGAATCGGCCAATGCAACGATCAAGCTGGGAGAGGCACAGGAAGCATATGTTCAGATGCTTGAAGAAACAGGCATGAACGTGGACGCTTTCAATGCCGGGCTTGCGTCGTGCAGCACGGAAGCGGAAAGACAAGCCTATGTTCTTAACATCGCAAAGGCTGCGCTGGGCGAAGCTGGAAAGGCCTACAACGAAAACAATAAGGACATCATCGACGCCAATAAGGCGCAGAGCGATATGACGGACACCATGGCGAAGATCGGCGAATATACCGAGCCGGCCCTGACGAAGCTCAAGGAAGCGGTCACGGACATGGTAGAAACGGCCCTCCCGTACCTCAAAAGCTTCATGGAATGGACGCAGGAACACGGCGAGGCGACGAAGGCGGCGATCATGGGCATCGCCACAGCAATGGCTATTGCCGCAGCGGCCGCGCATCCGTATGCCGCAGCGGTGACGGCGATCGTCGCCGCGCTTACGTATATGCGCAAGCAGAACGCGGACGGCGACGCCTATAATCACTTTTTCGATCAGTATTCCGATGAGGATCTTGCCGTCCTGCAAAGGTGGGTGGATACGGTCAACGAGGCGAAGCGTGCAGAAGAAGCGCTTTTGAGCGACATGAACAATCAGAGCCTCGCCGATGCGTATGACGCTGCCCAGGAGAAAATGCAGGCCGCATACAAGGATGCAAACGCAATCGACGGTTTGATCGCCGCATATAACGCATGGCGCACCGGTCAGGCGGAAAATGCGGGCGGCGATATCTATCTGGATGTACCGCTTCGTGTATCCGATGATTCGGAAAATAATGTACAGTCTGAAATCGACGGCATGACGCTTGACGGCATCGTGAAGCTGCTCCCGGATACGTCATCGATCGACGCTGCGCTTTCCTATACGAGATACATGGATGTGTATATGAATCCGACCGGAGCGGCACAGAGCGCAGACGGCAGCCATGCAAGCGGCCTTTTCAGCGTGCCGCATGACGGATACCTCGCCCGCCTGCACAAGAAGGAGGCCGTCCTCAACGAGGCAGAAGCCGATGCATGGCGCAGCGGCAGATCTGGCCGCGTCGAGGCGCTGCTTTCCGAATTGGTCAGCGTCATGCGCGCCGGCCAGGTGATCCAGCTTGACAGCGGCATCATGGCCGGGCAGCTGACGCCGGCGATCGACGCGCAGCTGGGCACGGTCGCCAAGTACAAAGGAAGGGGGAATTGATATGCTGGGCGTCATGTTCGGCAGCAAGCACAGCTACTACAATCTTGGCTTGCTGCTCAAAAGCTACCCGGCGATCACGCCCCCGACGCCGAAAACCAAGTACGTCGAAGTGCTGGGCGCAGATGGCGATCTGGATCTATCCAAAGTACAAACCGGCTACATCCAGTACAACCGGCGCACGATCACGATGGAATTCAATATCACGGGGCCGCGGAAAAGCTGGCCGGAAAAGCACAGCGAGATCATGGACGCGCTGCACGGCGAGGAAATGGAGATCATCCTCGACGACGATCCCGAATTCTGCTACACGGGCCGCGTGAGCGTGAAGGGCTACGATCCGCAGAAGGTGACAAGCGGCGTCACGATCACGGCAAACGTGGAGCCGTACAAGACGCGGATCGAACCGACGAAAACGACCATGACCGTGAGCGGCAGCCTGACAGAAACGATCATCGGAAGAAAAAAGCCGGTGATGCCGATCATCACGGCGAGCAGCGCCATGGAAATGACTTTCGGCGGATCGACCTATTCCCTGGCGGCCGGAGAAAACAGCTTCCCGGACGTGGTGATCAGAAGCGGCAGCAACGTCTTCACGTTCACCGGAAACGGCACGGTCATCCTTGAATGCAGAGAGGGGCGCTTCTGATGTATGTAATCAAGTATGACGGGAAAGCGCTCTATTCCCCGGCGATGATTGGCGATAAATACCGCGTATTGGCTCCGAAGCTCTCGCTTGACATCAATGCAAATGGATCGCTTTCGTTCGTGCTGCCGCCGGGCAATCATATGCACGACACGATCCGCCGGCGCAAGGGCGTCATGACGGTCCTTCAGGACGGCGAAGAGATCTTCCGGGGACGCGTACTTGACGATCACAAGGACAAGTACAACCAGAAAAGCATCTACTGCGAAGGCGCGCGCGGATATCTCAACGACAGCCAGGCCGCGCCGTATTCCTATTCAGGCACGCCGCGCGGACTGCTTGCAAAGCTGATCGAAGAACATAATGCCCAGGTCGAGGAAGAAAAGCACTTCGTCCTGGGAAATATCACGATCGACCGGGCGGATGAGGCGCTTGAATGCGAGAACGACGCCTACCGGGAAACCTTCGCAGAAATCGAAGAAAAGCTCCTGGGCGCATACGGCGGATATCTGCGCGTGCGCATGGAAGGCGGCGTCCAATATATCGACTGGGTGAAGGAATACGGCCGCACGAATTCGCAGAAGATCCGCTTTGCCGTCAATCTGATCGACCTGAAGGACAAGAACGATTCGGCGGACATGTTCACGATCCTGCGCCCGCTGGGCGCTTCCATCCTGGGCGATGACGGCGAGTACGGCGCGCCGATCACGATTGCATCCGTCAATGGCGGCAGCGAAACGATCCAGGACGATGAGGCGATTGAACAGTACGGCCGGATCTGGAAGACGCACACCTGGCTATACGAGGAAGATCCGGCGAAGCTTCTTGAAAAGGCACGGGAATACATGAAGATCGGCGCGGAGCTGCGCACGATCACGCTTCAGGCGATCGACATGCATTTCCTTGACGGAAGCGTCGAGGCGATCCGTGTGGGCGACAAGGTGCACATCGTATCAACGCCGCACGGAATCGACCTTGAAAAAGTCTGCTGCAAGATCGAGATCGACATCCTTGAACCGGAGAAGACGATCTACACCTTCGGCGAAGCGCCGCGTGCGCTGACGGATAACGTCGTAAAGGCAGAAGAGGATCTTGAATCCATGACGGGATACGGCGGCGGAGGCGGGCGCGGCGGCCTCAAAAAGCAGCTGAGCGACGTTATCCGCTGGGCAAGGATCAGTGCGGATGAACTCAACGCCCATATCAATCTGAACGCCGGGGAGATCGATAATCTGACCGGACGGATGAGCCAGGCCGAAATCGACATCGACGGTCTGGATGCTGAGATCAAACTGATCACGGGCCAGACGAATATCAGCGACCTTGAAAAGCGCGTAACACAGGCGGAGATCGACATCGACGGCGCAGAAGCGAGCATCCTGCTCAAGGCCGACGTCACCACGGTGGACGACCTGGGCGAGCGCGTGAGCAGTGCGGAGATCGAGATCGACGGCATGAACAGCGAAATCACGCTGAAGGCCGACAAGGTGTATGTGGATGCTCAGATCACGGAGGTCAAGACGCTGATCGCCGAGGAAATTGATGCGGCGATTGCAGACCTTGACCTTTCGATTTCTGACACCATCGTGACGGACTATCTGACGGTCAAAACCAGGGCGACGGTGGCGGCGCTGGCGCTGGACGGCTCCAATGTAACAAAGACCACGCTTCCCGTCGTCACAAACTTTACGCAGGCGTTAGGAGAGAGCGCACCGACTACGCAGGTCACGCTGCTGACGGTCGCTTAATTGATTGGCGCGGCGGTGCAGGAATGTGCCGCAAAAATCGCCCATTGAATTGCTGGGACGCCCTTAGAGCCGATGCACCACAACGCAGGGATGAAAGATGCCCAATCGTGACGGCACAAAAACGCATCGGATTGGGTAATCAGCAGCGAAGCTCCGAAAAGGAGAACGTTCAACGACCATTCCGGGCGCGGAAGTAGGCGAAAGCCGAAGCGGTGGGCACCGAGAACCGGTGAAGATATGGTCTGACGCAATCAAAGACACAAACGGGAATACCCTCGCCGGAGTGGGTACGCAGTTCACGATCCAGGGCGCGGAGCATGCCGGGTCGCTGTATGTGGAGGACGAAGATAACTTCTATTCCGTCATCAAGCAGCCGTCTTCCCCGTATCTGACCAGCTACTATGTCGAGGACGAAGACAACGTTGGCAGCGTCAGACTGCGCGGAAGCCTGTACACGGGAAGCCTGTATACACGAAGCAACGGCGCGACCAGGTACAAGACCAGCGCCGTGACCGTAACGGAGCAGGGTACAAAATGTTCCACAACGCTGTATTACCTCAACAGCAGCGGAGGATACAGCAAGTTTACGCAGGCCCTGTATTATGCAGGCGGCGACAAAACGTACTACACGCGCTCAGGCGGCGGCACCTATTACGAAACGGAGGAAGTGGACACGCCGCTGTATGAAGACGGCGGCATACACACCTATCCGCTGTATACGAAGGTATCAAAAAGCCTGTATGCGGCTGGATCGACAGTGACTTATCCGGCATACAAGGCATACAGCGGCAAGCTGTACGACGCAGGTCAGACGGCGGTCATCAGCCCGGCTGAAATAGAGACGCAGAACGTGACGGCCCTGACCGTATAAAGGAGGAAAAGCATGTATATTGATGAAGCCTTGAAAAACGTCCTTTCTATCCTTAACAGCATCCTGATTCCCGGAAGCGAAGCCAGGAAGATGGAAGCGGCAAAAAGCGGCATCGCTGCCGTGATTACGTCAACGCAGAACGCACGGGCAAAGGAACAGGAGGGGAAAACCGATGAAGCTTGAAACGAGCACGGGAAAGGTATTTGACGCGCGGGTGGTCTGCACGTCCCTGCGCAGGAAGGATCAGGTGCTTTGCGAAATCTACGACGACCGCCCGCTTTCCGACATCGCCGCAGACTTCGACGGCATTGCATCCTTCAGAAAGTATGATGAGGCCGTAAAAGGCGTCAGTGAAACCTACGAAGGATTCAGCAGCCTCGTCGGCATCCATCGCAATGCGGAAGCCGGCACCGTGCGCCTGACGCTTGAAAAGAGGGATGACAAATGAGCGATTCGGCTGTAAAGATCCTGTCCTACTCCATCGACCTGGATAGGACGATCGGAACGACGCATCTTGATACACTCTTTGCGACTGGGGAAAAGAATGCACACCGATTCGAGCTGACGCTTCATCATGGCGGCGTCCCCGTAACGCTGCCCGCATCGGCTACGGTGGCAGGCAGTTTCGTCCACTGCGGCAGCCGGGAGACGGTGGACATCGCAGGCAGCATTGAGGACGGAAAAGTTATCGTGACGCTCAAGGAAGCCTGTTATCTCCATAGCGGGAAGTTTACGCTGGCGATCGACGTCGAATACGGAAATGTGTGCGCAACCGTATTCTATGGCGAAGGCGGCATCACGCGCAGCAGAACGGATAACGAGGCGAGCACGCCGAGCACATCCGATCCGATCCTTCAGAGCAAGAGCGTGACGCCGAGCGAGACGGCGCAGACGGTCAGGCCGGATAGCGGGTATGACGGCCTTTCGAGCGTATCCGTGGGCGCGATCAGCAAAACCTACGTCGGCAGCGGCGTAAGCAGGAAAACGGCGACCACGATCACGCCGGGAACGAGCGATCAGAGTATCGCAGCGGGCCAGTATCTCAGCGGCAAGCAGACGATCAAGGGCGACGCCGATCTGATTCCGGGTAACATCCGCAGCGGCGTGAGCATCTTCGGCGTGACGGGCACATATGCGGCGTCCGGCGGCACGGCTGATCCTGTGCTTCAGGAAAAGAGCGTATCGCCGACCACGGCCAGCCAGACGGTCACGCCGGACAGCGGATACGACGGTCTTTCCAAGGTAACGGTCAGCGCCATGCCGACGGCGACGCAGGCCACGCCTTCCATCGCCGTAGACAGCGCAGGCAAGATCACGGCGAGCGCGACACAGACGGCGGGTTATGTGAGCGCAGGCACCAAGAGCGCGACCAAGCAGCTGACTGTGCAGGCGGCGAAAACGGTTACGCCCACGACGACCGACCAGACGGCGGTTTCAAGCGGCGTATACACGACGGGCGCGGTGACGGTGGCGGGTGATGCGAACCTGAAGGCGGCGAACATCAAAAGTGGCGTTTCCATCTTTGGCGTGAGCGGCACATACACGGCATCTGGAAGCGGAACGAGCGACCCTGTTCTTCAGGAGAAGACCGTCAGACCCGGTGCGTCTGGAAGCACGGTTAGGCCTGACGATGGATATGACGGCTTGAGTGTTGTATACGTCACGGGTGATGCCGACTTTGTGGCGTCCAATATCAAGAGCGGCGTTGAAATTTTCGGCGTAACCGGTACATACACGGGGGACGGGGCTGGCGGCTTGCCGACTGGCATTTCTGCCCTGGCAAGCGGTACTTTCAATCTCGACACAGACAAATCAGACACATATTATGTGACGCACGGTTTAGGTGTGAAGCCTAATTTCGTTTTAGTCATGCTGATGGATACGCTGACTGAAGCGGTACCAGATATGATGCTCTGGTTTAACAGCTACGACAAGTCTGGCTTGCCGGAAGCATTGGAGAAGTATATGAGCGCGTATTATGATGCCAGCGGGGCAATGCAGACGGTATCCGGTCAGTATGTTATCCACAGGACGGATATGTTTGGCATCATTACTACAACGACACGTCCGCTGAAAGCGGGATACACCTACCGCTGGGTCTGCGGCGTGATGGACGGCATCGGTTAAATAAAGAAGGACAGCAGCACCACAGGAAGGAACGGATATGAAAGGCATCCGCTTTAATGGCCTGCATACCTTTGATGACCTTAATCTCATCCTGGGCAGAAAGGAGATCGGCACGGCACCGGTAAAGACGGAAAAGACCGACATCCCCGGCGCGGACGGCGATCTGGATCAGACGGACTTCTTCGGCGAGCCGAAATTCGCAAACAGGACGATCCGATTTGAATTCACGGCGAACACGCCGGCGAGCGATTTCCTTTCCCTCTATTCCCGCGTGACGAATGCGCTGCATGGCAAAAAGATGCGGATCATCCTCGACGATGATCCGCTCTACTTTTACCAAGGGAGATGCTACATCGATAAGCACACGGACGAAAAGGGCGTCGCAAAGATCGACATCGAATGTGACTGCAATCCCTACAAGCTCAAAAAGGACATTACCGTGAGCAGCCAGGTGCTTGACGGGACGGCGAAAACGATCACCTTGACAAACGGACGAAAGCATGCTGTGCCCGAAGTGCAGATCTACACGGAGAGCGGCAGCGTCCGCATCGAATACCTGGGCAGCATATGGGATCTTGGCGCGGGCGTCTATACCCTGCCGGAGCTTGAGCTTGTGCAAGGCGAGAACATCGTGACCGTCACCGGCACGGGGATGATCACCTTTACCTGGCAGGAAGGTGATCTTTGATGTACAGGGTGACATGCGACGATATCCCGATCTATCACAGCAACCTTTCCAGCATGCCGATCTTCGGCGCATCGCTTGAGATTGAGCTGAACAAGACCGGAAGCTTTAAATTCACGATGCAGCAGGATCATCCGCGCTATGACCTGATCCGCAAGATGAAGAGCGTGATCAAGGTTTACCAGGATGACGATCTCATCTTCCGCGGTCGGGCGCTTGACGATCCGACGGGCTTCCACAACGAAAAGAAGATCAACTGCGAGGGCGAGCTTGCCTTCCTGCTTGACAGCCAACAGCGGCCGTATGACTACACGGGCACGATCGAAGGATTCCTGAATCTGATGATCACACGGCATAACGAGCAGGTCGAGGAAAGCAAATGGTTTACCGTCGGCCAGGTGACGGTGACAGATCCCAACGACTATATCGTGAGATCCAATATCGACTACGTGGACACGTGGACGGAGATCGAGGACAAGTTGATCAAGCTCCTGGGCGGGTACATCATTGTCCGCCATGAAGGATGGATCAACTATATCGATTACCTGGCGGATATCACGCTGCTTTCCCCGCAGAAGATCGAATTCGGGAAAAACCTGCTGGATCTTGAGAAGATCCGAAAAGGCGCAGCGATCGGGACGGCCCTCATTCCCCTGGGCGCAAAGCTCAAGGACGAAGAGGGCAAGGACACGGATGCGCGCCTGACGATCGAATCCGTCAACGACGGAAGCGACATGATCCGGGACGAAGACGCCATATCACAGTATGGTACGATCGTCAAGAAGGAGATCTTTGACGACATCACCGAGCCGGAAAACCTACTCACGAAGGGCAAAGCATATCTCGCCGGGCTTGTCAAGCTGCCGGAGACGATCGAGCTGACGGCGGTGGATCTTTCGACTGCGGGCCATGACATTGCTGCCTTCCGCCTGGGCACATACGTCCGGGCCACCAGCCGGCCGCACGGGATCGATCAGCTCTTCCTGATCACGAAGCTTTCGATCAATCTATCCAGCCCCGGCGCAAGCAAGATCACGCTAGGCGCGGCGAGAAGCGGCCTGTCTTCATCCGTGGCGGGCCTGACAAACGCCCAAGGGGAAATATTAAAGACGGTCGAAAAGACGGCGCAGGCGGCCGCTCAAGCCGTTTACGACGTCGAGCAGAACGTTCAGGCGTCGATCCAGATGAGCGAAGAAAACATCCGGGCGAGCGTTTCGGAAAGCTACTACCTCAAGGACGACACGGACGCCCTGATCGCCTCCGTCAGCACGCAGGTCGAGCAGACGAAGGAAAGCGTCGAGATCCAATTCAACCAATTTTCCCAGGACATCGAAGCCGTGGCCGCTGGCACGGATGCCAATTTTGAAGAGATCCGCAAGTACATCCGCTTCGTGGACGGCCAGATCCATATCGGAGAGGTCGGCAACGAATTGGAGCTGCGGATCGCCAACGACCGGCTGAGCTTCCTGCAAGACGGCGCAGAAGTCGCCTATCTTAGCAACCGGAAGCTCTACATCACCGACACGCAGATTCTTCACAGCTTGCAGCTGGGCAGCTTCGCCTTCATGCCGCGGGCTAACGGGAATCTGTCTTTCAAAAAGATCTAGTGGATGATAGGCCCTGGCCCTCTGAAAGGAGGGCATATTCATGGCATCTTCCGGCACCATTCAGCAGGCCATACGGACGGGATACCGGCTTCAAATTGCATGGAGCGTCGGATCTCAATCCGTGGCGAATAACACATCTTCCGTCACAGCAAAGGTGCAGCTCGTATCCACCGGCAGCAGCTACACGATCAACTCAAGCGCAAGCAAGAGCGGCAGCCT